ACTTCATCATTTAAAACATTGTTCTGAGGGTGGTGAAACATCATTAGAAAATGGTGCAGTAATAAATTGGTTAGCCCATATGTATATACACAGCTTACCTAGAGAACAAGAGGAGTATGTTAATAATGAGTTACGTAAATTTAAAGCACAAATAGAAATAGATAAAGGTTTAGTTGTAAAAAGTAATTATGCAGTATTAGAGGAAGATGTGGAGTTGTTGGAGGACTATTCAGATTTATTAGATACAAAACCTGAAAGACCAAAACAGAAATACAATAGAGCTAAGTCAAAAAGAGAATTACAACAACAAATAGATGCAATATTGTATGATGAGGTGGAAGAAGATTTTGAATATTATAGGAAAGAAGTAGATGATAATATGTTAAAGAAATTAAGTTCAAAAGAATTGATGTTAAGAAAAGTAAGGAATACAGTTAAAGGTCACGCACAATCAATATTAAGAGATGAAACTATATCATCTGAAGAAAAGAAAGCTGATTTTGTAACTATAGAAGAATTTACACATTATGTAGATAATTATGATATAAATCAACAAAAATTAGCTGATTATGATAGAATGAAGGCAGAATATGATAGATGGCAAAGAGATTTGTTAGATAATGATAGATAAAATAATTAAGGAAGTGTGAATATAATAATGAGTGATATAGGTGATAAAATAAATAGTGAATATCCTAAATTGATGGAAGAAATGAAAGACGCATTATGCAGAGTAGAGCAAGCAAGTAAAAAGTCAAGAGGATTACCAACAGAACCAGAAGATGATGTTACTAATATAAAAAATCATTTAGAAGATACTTTAAAATGGTTAGCAGATGATGTGGTACATTATAATAAAGTTATTAGTCCAAAGGATAGAAAAGCAAGATTAGAGGTTATTTCATCATTTGTTCAATATGTTAGAGATTATGAAACAAATATGAAAATAATACAATCACATAAACAGAAAACATTAGAAGAAAGATAAATAATATAGTATAATAATTATAGGAGGAGAAAATAATGAATAAATTAGAAAAATTACAGGAAGCTACAATATTAGCTTTACAAGGAAAATTACAAGAAGCAAAATCACTAGGAGTAAAAGCTGGTGGTATTGAAGTTATAACAGGTTCGGGTGACCAAATGGGTAATGTAGCTCCGTTATTATTAGAGAAAGATAATAAATATATTTGGGTATTAGTAAATTGGGAAGAATTAGATAATTTAGCTGATAAAATTGGAGAAACAGATGAATATGATAAAGATATTACTTTATTTGCTGAATTTTATCTAAATGAAGATAATGGTCCAATGCAAGAAGAAGAACAATATGAATTTATAAATAGAGATATAACAATAGAAGATTTAGAATATTTTGAAAACGAAATAGAAAATATAAAAAGTGTTTTAATAGAGTTTGCAAAATATTCGTGGGTTAATGATTATATAGGTAAGGGTTCTGAATTTCCAAGTGATGTCAATATAAATGTTGAGTTCGGTAATTTAATGTAATTATAGATGTTAAAGAGTGGGTATAAATCCACTTTAACGAATTATTCAAGTCTTGACGCTTTTAGTGGGGTATTAGATGGTGTTCTTGATGATTGTGAAATAACAGTTTTAGATAATAATATGAAAGATTGGTTATTAAATATATATCCTAATCTAACAAATATTATTATAGGAGAGGAGATAAGTGTATAATGGAAAATAATGAAATATTAAATCAATTTATACAAATTTTAATGCCAGTATTGGCAACATTTATAACAGGAGTATTTACATATATAGGAAACAAAATAAAAAATGCATATCAAAAAAAGATAAATGATGAAACAGCAAAAACAGTAGTTAAAGATGTAGTAAGATTTGTAGAACAAGTATATGGAGATATACACGGAAAAGAAAAATTACAAAAAGCTATAGAACAAGTATCAATCATATTACAAGAAAAAGGAATTAAGATAACAGAAACAGAAATAATGATGTTAATAGAAAGTGCAGTATACGAATTAAATGAAGGATTAAATCCTAAAGATGTAAAAGATTTAATTAATGAAACAAAAACAGAAATACAAGCACTTAATGAGGCAGTAAATGAATTAAAAACACCTACTGAAATAGTAGAATTAATTGATGAAAATAACAACAAAGAAACAGAAAATAATGTTGGATAGGAGGATATTATAATGGCTGTAACTCAGTGGTTAAATTCAGATAATACAACTTGGCACGGTAGTAGTCCTACGCTTAATGTAGCATATAATATAAGTATAACTCGTGATATGCCTTCAAATAAGTATGTTAAAGTTAATGGCTCTTTGATATTATATGGGTGCTATGCTGGTTCTTATGATGCCTCAGCAAGTTATAGGGGTCCTCGGTATAGGTAGCTTTGTTAAGACACCTCAAGATACAATTAATACTGGATATGTGGAAAACTTAGGTTCTTGGAGTGCTGGTAAAAAATTACATACATATAAATATAATAATGAAGTAGTTGAGTTTTCAAGTGGGACATTAACTCTTTATATGCATTGTGGGTTTGCTTCAAATAATCATTGTGATATTGATGATGATTATACTAATGCTGAATTAGGCTCACATAGTATAAGTAACATACCATATAGTCCTCATACAACTCCAACTATACACGTTCCACGGACAAGGTACATATGCTGAAGATGTGTATTGGACAGTGAATGGGCAATCACGTTATTTAAAGGCTGATTGGACAGGTGATAGTCACGCAAAACAAATTAGAGTAGAATTATGTAGTGTAGGTAATGCTGATGGTAGTACCTTCCATAATGTTTCAGATGGGTATACTAACTTTAGTAATACTGCTGGATGGCAAGATATAGGTACTGGAACAAGTGGTGCTAGTGTAATAGGACCATTTACACCTAAAATGGGTAATGATTTAAAATATTATGTATATGCCAATATTAGAGAGGCTGCAGAGACACGTATTTCAAATTCGACTACTAAAATATTTGGTTTAAGAGGTGTACCTCCTTTACAAAAAGATGGTACAACTAATATAACACCTATTTCAGAAGTTGGTCAAAATAATTGTAAAATTTGTATAAATCTTACAAACTTTAGGTGGGATGATAATAGTAGAGTTGCTCTTTGGGCTAATATAAGTGATGGTGCAACTCAAACAAATATTAAGGTTGCAGGTAATTTAGATTGTTATAATTATTCTAATCAATGGTATTCTTCTAACTATGACCCTAAAAGTCAATCAAGTTGGTTTACAGCAGTTTGTTGGGCAATAAATGAACAAGCCACAAGTTTAAATGCTTATACATATAGATATTCTTATACATATACACATCCAAGTATATCTAATTTTACTATATCATCTAATCATACTGATAATATGTATAATTTTAGTCCACAAGATAATCCTATTATGTACCTAAATGTCAATGGTAGAAGATGGAATTTAGAAAGTAATTTCAATACAACATTAACTTTAACTAATTCTAATAATATGACAAGTTCTACTAATATATTAAGTTGGTTTGGATTTAATTCATCTAACTTAGCATATGTTAATACAACAGATATATCTAATGTTGACAAAATTGGATATGGATTTAGTTTGACAGCAAAATCATTAAGTACAGATACAGTAATGAATGTTCAAAATGTATTTAATGCAACAGTTAGAAGTAATAGTTTTGTAACATCTACAGCAACTTTAAATGTATCTCATCCAAATATGGTAGGAATATATAAATCTGCAATAAGTACTAAAACGTTTAGAGTACAATATCAACCAACACAATCTCCAACAAATGATACAGTAACAGATGGTATAAATAATGTACAAGGAAAAACAGTAGCAATACATAAAGTACCAACAATAACAGTGGGATGGACATATAACCATTATGCAGGAGCTGCAGGAGTAGTAAATGGATATAAAGTAGTAATAATGGATGATACTAAAACCCAAATAAAACAAACAAAATATTATAGTAAAACAGCACTGTCATCTCCAGTAAGTATAACATTAAATACA